GTTGTGCCAGCTTTAGACGTTCCCAAGGTAGTGGGACTTAAATTAGTTCGGCTTCTGGTTTATACAGCCCACACCGGTTGCTGCGTTTCCCATCCCGGGGATATAATTATTTATACAGATTACTGCTCTGTAGTTTGTTTTTTCTTACCAATATTATATTTTGTTTGGAGAGACCATTCATTTTTATCTTTAAAAGCAATTACTTTGATCTGCGATAATGGCGCCAAATCTGTAAACTTATCTTGATTAATGACCTGCACTAAACCCCAATCTATTAACAATTTAGCAATTGTATTACGTCTTTGTAAATCGTTTTCAGTTAGATCTGCAGACTTGCCATCTAACGCAAATAGTTCTTTAAAGTGTACAATAAAATATCTACCTTGTTTATGTAGGATATGACAAGATTGATATAATACTTTATCTTTTCTAGAAGCTACACCTATACGTGTAAGTGTTTCCCTGACCTTCAAAAAATCGTCAGGTTGTACAAGGGTTACTTCTAACGGAGTATATCCCGGATAATCAATGTGAAAAATATCTTCAGCCATTACGACCACCTTTTATTAGTTTTGTTCTTAAATAATCTAATTTTGAGTCGTCAAAGAGGGGGAGTACTTGGCGGGCTTTCTCTGTGCTATATCCATAGTATTCTTTAATTACTTCGATCGATTCAAGTTTGTCCGCTTTGATCCATTTGTTGAATCTTTTACGGGGCCTAATAGTATTTATAAGAAACGAAAACTGCATCTTTTTCTCAAGATGTGGGCGGGAATTCATCTCATTTGCGGGGATTACTGTGTCGTGTCCGTAAGATAGTCCTTTATTAATAATAAACGGGTTGTATTGTTTCTCAGACCAATCATCTACAATAAGGTTATCTTTACTGTAATGAATAGCATTAATGAAATCGAAGGGTGAAATTGCAGGAGCCTTATAAGGAACTTCTGCAGGTTTTTCAACAGGTGTCCCAAATAAACTCATGTTAACATCCTTATCAATCCGACTGAATCTATTGTTACCAATAGCAAGTAGTTAGCCAGCATGCCAAAAGATTTGCGAGTAAAAGCAGCCCAAGCATACATACCACAGCCGACAATCCATATAGGGTACAGAGAAAGTAAGGGCGGATTGGGGACAGTGAGAGCCATGGTAATTGAACACCCAATACTAATAGCCCAAGCAAACAACTCCACGCAAAAACGAAACTTATTACTAGTGTAATCATGTTTAATCCAATCAAATGTAGGTTTTAATAATTCAATCATTTAAACTCTACCGAGGCCATAATCTCTGTTAAACAAGCTACAAGATTAATTTCTTGGTCTGCACAAAATGCTGATTTATATTGATAGTCTGCAAGTAACAAAACAAGCTGTGGTACTTGAACCACACTATCACTCATAGTGTCATAGAACTTACGAAATAAAGTCTGTGGGTCATTGTCAATGTTATTAACAACCCAAGTACGCATCTTCTTCCAGTCTTTATCTTTAAGTGCAGCAGTGAGTTCTTGCATATTGATCTCACCCATATTGACAAGAATGCCCTCATCAATTTTGCCCGAAGAACTATAACGCTGCAATTCATTTAGAATACGACGATAATCGGGGAAGTGTTTTTCAATTACTTTAGCAATAACTTTATCATCTGCTTCTACAGACTCATGCTTGAGAATCTCAAGAACACGCTTGAAGAATGCAGCTGCAATCTTTGGCTTCTCGGCCTTTGGCAACTTAAATTCAACTACCGCAGTTCTAGAATGAAGCGGAGGAATAATACGATTCTTAAAGTTACAAGTAAAAATGAATCTACAATTCGATGAGAACTCTTCCATAAATGCTCTAAGAGCAGGTTGAGTAGAATTGGGATTCAAATAATCAGCTTCGTCTAGAATAACAACCTTCGGCTTACCACTGAATGATACAGTAGAAGCAAACTGTTTAATCTTTGTACGAAGAACATCAATACCGGATTCTTCTGAGCCGTTAATGATGATATAGTCTGTTTGTAATTCTTCACATAATGCTCGGGCAATTGTGGTCTTGCCCATGCCTGCGCCACCGCACAATAGCATATTTTGAATCTCTCCTTTAGAGAGCATTTCCTGAAAGATCTTCTTTTGATCTGCAGGAAGAATACAATCGGCTAATGTGCGTGGGCGATACTTCTCAACCCACAAAAACTCTTGTTCACGAATATCCATAATAATAACTCCATAATATTAAATTTTACGCCAAATGTCATTCTCTTTGACGTATAGCTTTCCGTCAGGTCCAACCAGTATCACGGTCCCTTAAATAATGAATTGGGATTATCCAATAAATTTTGAGGCATTCCTAAATGACTAATAAGATCATTTCTAACAAAGATACAATTGCCAGTGTGACATACTAAAGTATATCCCTTATTAGTTCCAACATTTAACATTTCGCTAAATGATGTTCCTCCAGAGATAGCACCTTCAACGTGTCGATGATGTACCCCTACTGGGGTATCGCTATTAATTTCAATAACTACAATCTTAGGATTATACCCCACAAAAGATTCCCATACATCAGAATCATATGTGTCTATATCTATAGAAAGCACATCAAAATCTTCTGGGACATCTGTAGTTTTAAGTAAATTAAATAAAGAATTTTCTTCTTCAGCAGTTCTTGCAACAAATGCAATAATTGGAATGATAGTAGGAAATTCTTTAGCAGTGTTGTGCAATGCTTCAGTCTGCGCAGGATCGCCCTCAATCATAACAGAATGCCAGCCCTGTTTTACTAGATTAAGAGTATTGCTATATATCTTGCCATCCAATGTTCCAAATTCTACCGCCCATTTAGTTAATGTAGAAGTTGGCAATCGAGTCAGAATATTAGCTATAATACCATCCTCACCATTTTGAGAATGGACATCGTGTATGAATTGTTTAAACATATTAAACTACCGAATCGGGTTCCATTGCGATAAAATATTCCAATGCCTTTGTAGCATGCTGGAAGTGGAACAATTTCTTTTTAGATACTGTTACTGTGTAGGCGTCAGGGACAATTTTAAAATTGTCTACAGACATATGGCATTCAAATGACTCGTCACTTGCACCAATTGTTTTCTTATAAGTATTTGCTGTATCGTTTTTCTTATCACCGATAGTCAATACAACTGTACCGTCTTTTGCTGTTACTGAAATTGTAGGGGCTGCTGTAATATTAGCTGCCTTCATAATCATGTTAACATCTTCTGCTGACAATTGGAATTGAAAGTGATTATCAATCTCAATAGACTTATCAGGAGCCGCAACAATTACGTTTGCGTTAGAATAGAAGTACTCAAACTTACCATTGTTTTTAGAGATAGTCAATGACTTCTCGCCAAACTCAACATCTTGATTCTCCATCAATGTCAACAATGCTAACAATGAATTTAAATCATACACCGCAACCTCAACGGGAAAGTCTTCTGCTACTGTTGCTTTAGCAAAGATGTTCTTTGCTGTGCTGATTGTAGACAAAGTCTTGCCTTTACGAATTAGAATATTGCTGTTAACTGCAGCAAAGTTCTTCAAGAGTTGGATTGTTTCATTACTAATTTGCATAATATTTCCTTTTTAAGATTACTCATTTTCTGGAATAAAAGATTCCAGCGGTTCACGATATGTTTCTTTTTTACTTTCAACTTCAATGTCATGTACATATAAAAGCATTAATGCATAGTGTAACACCTTTAGCAGGTCTTGTCTATTCCTTCCTGACTTTTTTCCGTATCTTTGAACATATTTCATGACATTGCCTGCGGTAAATCCTACACCGTGTCCATTGTCAATTATAAATTCAGTTGCTTGAAACTTGGACATTGCATAATGTTGTCCATAAGTTGCATCAATATATTTTTGGAACTCTTTAATAAGTTCACCTTCATTAAATTTGTAGTCTACTTTCGCCATGGGAAAACTCCATTGTATTTTTGTTTCATAATTTCATTACCTTGTAAAAAGAACTGGCCTTGAACCGAATCGGCTCTGTTGCCTGCT